GAAGAAGGTGAAAAAAATATAAACAAAATAATAAATAATGTAGCTAAAAATGTGGTTATTGAAAAATAATTTAATATAATATATTTATTGTATTTTATGTTAATACTATTTCTAATGTAAATATATGGATATTTATGAAGATTTAAATATAACTGAAGAAATAATTCCTAAAAAAAGAAAGAATATCAACATTACCATCTTTTTTATTTCTTTCAACCCATCGCACATCGCATTAGACTTCCACGAGAACATTTAAATATTTTACATAATTCTTCTTGTGTTTTATTTTCAACTAAATAATATTACACCGCAGTTAATTTATAATTATAGCTTTTACGAGACATTATTTATATTATTATAATATTAAAAATTAATATAAATAGGCACATATTTTCAAGGCATTTTTAAATTGATATTTTAAAAAATTGATTTAAATAAATGCCTCTATATAATAATATATAAATTAGATAAATGACCTATTTACAAGATAAGATAAATACCTTTTACAAAAAACATCCAAAAATAATAAGAACAGTTCTTGAAAAAATTATAAACAAGATGTTAAATACGTGTAAATACATAAATGAAGAAACTTTAGAGAGACACATTTGGGGAAATAATCCGATAAAATTAAAACATATTCCAAAAAATATTGGTTCGCCTTCATTTGAAGAAGATTTGTTAAATGCACTTAAATTAGAAGATAATGAAAAATCAAATGTAGAATTATTATGGGGGGATATACAACTTGGAAAAAGAGTTCATGCATGTATAATTATGTGGTTTTCAGTTTATATATTAAAAAGACCTGTTTTATATATTTTTAGAAATTTAACAATAGACCAGACACAATTACAAGATGATATAACTGGAACTGAAAATTATAATTTTAACATTCAGTTTATTAAAAGTATATTTGAAGAATTTAACAGTGAAATTAAAGAATATTTTGGTGAAAATAATGATGAGTATTGGAAAGATTTTAAACTTCCAGAATTAAAAGATATTAATAGTAATGATATTATCCATAAATTAAGCAATAAAGAAGCAATAAGTTCAAATGATATATTTTGTTGTTTAATGAATTATACTCAGTTGGAAAAAATAAATAAAAAATTTAGTGAGTATATTTGTTATAATGATGAACTTGTCAATATGACTATATTAGTCGATGAAAGTGATTTAATGAGCCCTACATCTTCAAATGATAGAACTAATGATAAAGATAAAAGAGATACTACTGCTTGTGAAATACAGCTTGCCAAAATATATAAAAAAGTAATATATTCACTACAAATTACAGGCACAGCACATTCAATATTATATAATGTAACAACACGATTAAGCGACCATACTGATATACAAATTAAAATATCAAAAGTTCATAAAATGAAAAGATCAAATGATTATTTTGGATTATTTAATGATTCTATAAATTTTAACACTACACTTGTTGAACCTTGGTGGGATTATCAAGATAATGAAAATCATAAAAAAAAAACTTGCTATAATATTGTTGAAGATTATAATATTAATATAAAAAAAATTATAGAACATATTATTTATAAAAGACCTATTTTAAATGAAATTTTAAAAAAACAGAATCAAAAGTATAATTCACTATTGATAAGTGAAGAAAAAATTAGAGCTAATCAATTTTGTTTAGTAGATAAAATACTTCAAGATTTTCATAATCTATTTATCATAATTTATCATGGAAATTGTTTAAGATTTTATTTTTCAAAAAAATATGAAAAACAAATTAAATATTGGTCTCAATGGGACTCAAAACAATCATCAACATCTCAAAGATTATGGCAATTAGGAGGTGTATATGGTTCATCTATAGATACTGAAAAATCAAAAAAACTACCTAATAATTATTGTTATTTTGATATAAATACCAAAATATTAAATATAAAGCTAGTCTATAAATTATTAAGAACTTTATTTGAAAATAATGAAATACCTATTGTATACAAAACAGTAATTACTATTACTGGTAAATATGGAGATAGAGGTTATTCATTTACAAGTGATGATTATGGTAAATATTCATTTCATTTAACAGACCAATACAAAGTTTGTCATGCTTCATTAAATTGCACTGATACTTCTCAAAGTATAAGATTACAACAAAAAACTAATGATAATGAATTAAAAAACGGAAATATGAAACTTACTTTATGGACTACTCCTCAGTTACAAGATATAATACAGAATTTTTATGTCAAATTTATAAAGATAATTGAAAAAAAAATTATGGATTGTGATAGTTGGGAAGACATTAAAATATTATTAGAAGACATAATAGATACTGGTGATTTTAGGTTTAAAAAATATATAAGCAAATTGGATGTAAGAAAAAAGATGAAGAGTTTAAAACTTTATAAACGTTTTGATAAAAAAAATAATGGATATAGATTAATACTTATAGATGATATGAATGATGATGAAATAGAAGAATGGTGTAAAGAACGTTGTCCTAATTATAATTATAATTGTATTAATGAAATAAAAGAAATGAATATTGATGCATTTATTGATAAATATAAAATAAAACAATATTATTCAACAAAATATGAAGAAACACAAGGAACTAATGATGAAGATAAAGACAATTATTATAATTTAAAATTAACTAGAGATCATATTGATAAACCATTTGGTAGAAAAATAAATAATTATATAAAAGAAAAAAGCATTTCATCATATATATCTGCTGTTAATGTAAGAACACAAGAAGTATGTAAAAAACCTATTAGAATATTAGATTTTATAAATAATAAAACCCATACATTTTATTTTGATAAAGATAATTATACTTTACAAAAATCAAATACAAATATTAAAAAAACACCATATATTATAGACGGTGATAAAGTAAAATATTCAGTACTCAAAGAAAAATATATACAACAAAATACTGACGGATATACAAATGAAGATGGAGATGATTTTATAGAAGATGATAATAAGTTTCCAGAAAAATATTATTGGAAAACTCCTGATGGTTGGTTGTATTTGTATGATAAAGATAAACCAGAAATTATTTCGTTAGATATAGTAGCTCCTCTACCTGTTAAAAATGTTATACAATCAAATATTTCAACAGAACCATTAATTAATAGTGATATATTGCTATTTGCAAATTCGTGTTGTAAAAAAACGGATAAACTAAATTTACGATTTGGATTAAAAGATATATTTAAAATATATGAAACATGGTGTAAAATAAATGGAAAAAAATGTTTGAAAACACAGAAAAAATTTAAGGAGGAGTTTGAAAAAATAAATTATAAAGAAGAAAACAGCAAAGGCATTGATGTAAATAATAAACCAGGCAAACGAGGTTATAATATTATGGTTTCATTATAATTGACTTAAAAGTAATTTACAAATATTAATATTATGAAAGATTATATTATTAATTCTTTTATTTTACATGATAATAATACACTAATAGATATATATAAATATATAAAGTTTCGTTATGATAATTCAGTTGAAATAAATGATATAAAAACAGAATTAACTAAATTAATTAAAAATAATCTTATTTTTTTTCATAACAATAATTATAAATTATCAAAAGAAGGTAATGTAATATTGAACGACCATAAGTATTATTATTCAAAAATTATAATTAATTTTTATAAAAAATACAATAAAAATCACCGAAAATACGAATTAAGAGAGATTAGACAAGAACAAACACAATTAAGAAATTATTTAATTTCTAATAAAAAACAAATGTGTATAATTTGTGAAAAAAAAATGCCATTATGTTTATTAGAAACAGCACATCTAAAACCAAGATGTATATTAAATAATAATGAAAAAAATGATAAAAATATTGTAGAATTTATGTGTAGATATTGCCACAATCTATATGACAATGGATTTTTAGCTGTTTATAACGGATTATTACAAGTTTCAACATTTATAAATCAATATGATTTACATTATAACAATAACAAAAAAATACATTATTACAATTTACAAAATGAAATATATTTTATTTTTCATTATAATTATATCTATAAAATGGGCGTTTGAAATAAAAAAAGGTGTAATACGAATTTTGAAGTGGGACACGTAATTAGTGAAAAAAATGGAGGAACCCACGAGATAAATAATTTAAGACCTATATGTGGAGCGTGTAATCATTCAATGGGACCTGAAAATATGATTGATTTTGTTGTTAAATATGGACTGTATATTGGTTAATTGAGTTACATAATAATATAAATAATTATTTATAAATTTTATATCCTGATAACATTTGTTGATAATAAAACCTAACACTATTTTTAGGAGTTGATATTTTTTCCCAGTGTTCTGGTGCTAAACGTTGAACATATAAATATAACTTTTTTTTACCCATGTCCCCGCACCATATATCTAAGTCCTGTTTGCTTCGTAAATTTTCAATTGACACAATAAACTGTATTGCCGATTTAATATCCATTTTTAATTACTTTTATATGTGTAATAAAGACACTTTATAATTTCAATTTTTTTAAATAAAAAAACTTATTTAAAGGTTATAAACATACTTTTAAATATGGGAGGAGGGATTTATAGTTTAATTGGCTTAGCCTATTACACAGAAATTAGAAATCAACAAAAAATCAATAATCATTTTAGAAAAAACATAAGCACAGATGAAGAAATAACGGATTCTCAAATAAAACATATAAGTATGATATGTGAAATTTTAATAAAACATAAAGATGATTTAGATAAAGACCAAATTATACATACAATAAATGAAATATATTATAGTATAAAATCAATTGATAATAAAGAATAGAATGGAATAGAATAAAATATAGTATTATATCAGATGGATATAAAAAATATAATAAAATCTTTAGGAACTGCCTATAATAAATCATCATTATGGTGTAAAGTCTTAGTATTTATAACTCTTTTTTTATTAATAATATTAGTATTTAAGGGTTTCGATAAAAAACGAGAAGGGT